TTGTGATATAAAATATCACAATTTATATAATATTAATGGTTACTTTACTATGAATCATAAAGATATTTGAATATATTTCTTTAAATTCAATCCATTTTTGTGTGTAACAATGTATGATTTTTTCATTATGATTAATAAAATTTAATAGTGATATATCAGATATAGTATTTCCTTCTGGTAATTTTTTATTTATTTTTAGATAACTATCTAATTCGTCTAATATATAGTACCATTTTATCTCACTATAAAATGGATTATTGTTATCTGGTATATCATTATTTTTTTTGTAATTAACATATCTTTTCATATTTTCTTTATAAATTTTTTGTATATATTCATCTTCTATTTTTTGATAAATTTTAGAATTTGTATAGATATCAAATGTAATTTCCTCATGTAAATCTTTTGTGTTAAATGGTATATGAATATATTTTACATTATTTAATTTAGTAACATGTAAGTTACCCGAATAATATAAAATTCCATCATTTGATTTATATCTATTCATTATATTATTAAATGAATTTAATCTAGAATTGTATATAGTTGTATTAAAATTTTTACATTGTATAAATATATATTTATTATCTTTTTTAGCTAAAATATCAATACCGTAATCATACATCTTATTTATATGATTTATATTAATCATATGTTTGTAATAATTTGCATCTTTAATATTAGAATCTTTTAATTTATCAATAGTATTTATAATATAATTATATCGGTCATTTGTAATTAATTTTGAATCTATTAATATATTTTTGGGTATATCTTTCCAGAGCCAACATTCAAGATGTTCAATATTAATTAAATATTTTTTAATATAAATTTCATATATTCTTCCCTTTTCTTTCATATATTTAGAATAAATCATTCCATCTAATTTGGTATTAATATATTGTGACATTTCATTTTTATCAAAGTCCATATTATTAATATTAGGATATTCTATTACTTTTTCTTCCATTATATAATAAAACTAGATATTTTTTCTTTTATAAATAAACGTTTATTTATAAATTAAAATTTAATAATATATTTAGTAACATGAGTAATTTTATTATCTATTTTAGCTGTAGTATTAAAAATATTAAAGTCTACATTACATGCTCTAAAAACACCTCTGATTAAATTTATATAAGGTCTTTCCATTTCTATACCTTTTTTTTTATTCATAAAATAAGACCAATTACTCAATGAAAAATTTTTAGATATTTCTTCTTCAAGAGCTAATATTTGTTGTTGTTTATCAGTATCAGTATCCATTTTTTGTAATGTAAATGTATTATTTTCATTAGTTAATTGAAGTATTTCAAATATTTTATTTAATGTTTTTTGCATTTCATCTTTACTATATATCTTTGGCATAATAATATAAAATAGATATTTTTTTATATAGAATTTATTAACCTATATAGATTAATAAATAATTTAAATAAAAATTCGCCCGTTTAGTTGAGAGCGAAGCGAACAACAACATAAAATGATATGTTAATATCATTTTATATAATGTATTAATGTGAATCTTCTATCGCTAATATTTGCTGTTATTTTTCAACTTCCTTATCAAATAACTGTAATACAATCGAATTATTAGTTGAAGTCAATCCAAGTATATCAAATAATCTAACTTTAATATTATCTATAGCTTCTTTATTTGAAGTTAATTTATCTACCTTTGGCATAATAATATAAAATAGATATTTTTTTATATTACAATTTATTAACCTATATAGATTAATAAATTATTTAAATAAAATTCGCCCCTTTAGTTGAGAGCCGAAGGCGTAGCCCAAAGGGCGTATATGGCTTTGCCGAAACAACAATCTTTACTATTTTTAAACCTATTAAAAACCATCATTTTTAAGTTTAAGATATTTTTCTTTATATTTTAAATATTTTGTTTTATAATAATTATTACCTCCCCTTAGGGGGATACCATTTTTAATTTTATTATATTCAGTTTCATATTTAAAAGTAGTATATAAAATATAAAATTCAATTCTATTTGGTATTTTAACATATCCATGTTCATCAAGTTTTAATTTACTTTCATATATGTTAAAATATACATCATATAGATTATTATTTTTATCTACTGTATGACTGTCTTCTACTCTATCAGGTAATATAGATTCAAGAGATACATTATCTATATCATTAAATTTATTTTGTAATTCACTAGATAAATTATATCTTTTTTTATTAATATTATTTGATATATGATATGCTAATATAATTAATCCCTTTGAAGTTAAATCATCTACTATTGATTGAATATTAACTTCTTTTATTTTATTATTTGGATTTATATAATTTCTTATTCCTAACATTTTTATAAATCCATAATCTATATCTAATATAAATGGAAAATCATTTGATTGATTATACATATTTGGTTCTAATAATTTCCCTTGATAATTATAAACTGGTAATTTATGAATATAATAATCTAATGCAATAATTTCTCTTTCTATTACTATCTTATCATTAAATTCTATATAACAAAATCTATTATAATAATCATCTAATATATCATTATGTTCAAAATCTTCATCTTCTCCATAAAAACCAGATCTATATTTACTTAGTTCTGTATATTCATCTTTAAATGAAGAGATTGTACTCACTTTATTTTTTATATTTTTTTCATTTAAAATATTTAAACTGATATAAATTTCCTTATTATTAATACATACAATTGAATTATTAAATAATTTAACAATATTACGATCAGTACACCTTTTACAATTTAAATGTTCTATTAATATTCTATTTTCATTATATATTTTTTCCATTTTTTCTTGAAGATTTTCATAATTTATAACAAGTTGTTGTTCTTTCTCTTTTTCTTTTTCTTTTTCTTTTTCTTTTTCTTTTTCTTTCTCTTTTTCTTTTTCTTTTTCCTGTTCCTTTTGTATTTCTTTTCCTGAACCAATTATTAATTGTATTAATTCATTTTCTTTTAGTGATATTAATTCATTATAAATTTTATCTATATATGGATTACTTTTTATTTTAGACCATTCAGTGCATATATTATTCTGCATATATATAGTTATTAAATCTTTATTAAATTTTGTTTCTCTCATAAATTCAGGTAATAAATCTTCTTCTTGATATTGCTCTGATTCTTTTCTTAGCATTCCTTTTAGTAATTGATACTTTAAACCATTAGATTGCCCTTCATTAAATTCTCTTTCATTATTATTTAATATTTCATATATTTCATTATTTGTTTTTGGAAATGGTTTATCATCTGCTATAAAAAATACTGTTAGATATGTCCCTCGATTTAATTTTCTAAATCTAAATATTGCTTGAGCAAAATCTGTATATCTTGTATTTCGATTCATTATTATTACAATATGACCATTATATGATTGTTTTAAATCACTTCCTATTGTATGACATTGATCATAATAATATATATTATCTTTACTTGCTTCTTTATATTTTTTATTTAAATTAATTATATCATATTCAATCCCTTCATCTTTTTCACCAAAATAAACTATTTTTTTATCTAATTCCTTTTTATCAATATATTTTTTTAATTCTTTAGCTACTTCTATATTTGGATAATTTAAAAATAAACCTGCCAAGTCTACAAATCCTCTTGGATCGTCTTTTATTATTTCCATTATACATTCAATATTTACTTCTAATAAATCATCTTTAGTTATAGAAATTACATTATTATTATAACCTTCTTTACCATATCCCATTAAAGCTAATTTAATTTCTATGATCTCATCATAATCTGCTATTTTATTTCTAAATACATATTCATCACTTGGATTATATTTATTTAAATCTAAAGACGCAGTTCCAGTATATCCAACTTGCCATTGATTATATTTATTATATATTATATCCTGAAAACTCATATTATATTGTTCAGTAGTAATATTAATTTCTTGTTTATTTACTTCATAAAGATATTTTAGTAATATATTTTTTTTTAGTTCTAATTTAGAATCTATATCTTTATAAATATCTTTATCAATTATATTTTTTATTTGATCTTTATTACATTCTTCAAGTAATATCATTTTTATTTCCTTTTTTTTATTTTCCTCTATATCTGACATATTTATAATCTCAATTATTATTCCTTTATCATTTAAAAGATTATTAAAATCAAATAATTCATCATTAATTTTGCCATTATATTTTTCTAAATAAATTCGAAATGTTACAATAAGGGTTAGTAATATATTTGAAAATTTAGAATTTTTAACAGGTGTATCTTTTCTAGCAAATGGAGTACATATTCTAGAAATTTTAGTCATATCTTTAAAGACTAAATGTTCAAATCCAAAATCTTTATTATATTCCATAGTTTCAGTTTGATTATAATAATTTGTTAAATTTTCATTAAATAAATCTGGATTTTTTATTAATTCATTACTATCTTTTGGATCTAATTCATATTTTTTTATTTCTAATCCATTTTTTTTATTAAAAGTAAACTCAAATATATATCTAAATAATTTTTCATTTATACTTATTTTTTCTTTAACATTATTAAACATAGATTGTAAATAATTATGATGAGAATCAAATTCATCTATTATATTCATTTCATTTTCTAGATTAGTATTTTTTTCTTTTAAATTAATTCCATCTTTTAATATTTTATCAGTATATTCTAACCATCTCTTTTTAGCTTCAAAATCAGAATATATTTGTACCTTAAGATCAGTTATATTTTCCATAAATATTGTATATGTTCTTGTTGGTCCTACCAAATGATCCATAGTAATAATTGTTGATTGTTTATCTTTTAATAATAAAATTGCAAATGCTAATAATGGTGTAAATACCGATGTTTTACCTTTACCCATCATAAATTGATGCAAATTTAAATTTGGATCTGGCTTATCATTAGGATTATCTAAACATAAACTTCTACGAATTTCATCATATTTATCCATTTGACTTTTCTTAAAAAAGTATTCATTCTGGAGTAAAAATAATAATTCAAAACCATAATAAAAATTAGCTTTTATCTTTTCATTAAAGTATTTCATACTATTTAAAGATGTCATCATATATTGTATATCTCCTGTTTTTGATTCTAGTCTTAATGAATTTATTAAATTTATTAATATATTTATTTCCATTATAAGCAAGAAATTTTCAAAATTATCAATTATAAATTCATCTATTTTTGATTTATTAATAATTTTTGTAAGAATTAATCCTTTAATTGTTTCTAATTTTACAATATTTTTTTTAATTTCAACTATACATCTTTCTTCCGGTTTAAATTCTATAATACGATTTTCTGAATAAAAACTATTAAACACTTTTTTACTATTATCAATAGGTAATAAATTTAATACTTCTCTAAATTTTTCATAATCTATTGGCTTTAAACAATTAATTAAAGTACATAAATTATCATGAGAATCATCTATTATTTTATTTAATTCACTATTATTATATTCAATTTTATATTTTGATTTTAATTTACTAAAATGTGATTTTAAACTTATCTTAGATACATCATAAAATTCATATAATTTATATGTATATTTATCATTATCAAATGATGATATAGTTGTAAATATTTCTGATGGTGAAATTTTTATTTTATACATTAAAAAATAATAATTATAATTTTTGTTATTTTTTTTAAATATTAATAATGGGTCCCGATTCTTATATTTAGAAATATTGTTGGTTAAAATAAATTCTAAATAATAATTATTATTTTCTAAATAACATAAATAAGGAGAATTTTGAGGAATCATTGAAATAAATGGGTGTGTTTCTTTTTTTAAATTAAATAATAATTTATTTTTTGAATCTTTATTTAATTCATCAAATATATAACATTCATCCGTATTGAGTGTATTATCTACATTATATGTAATTTCAATACATTTTTTATATTTATTTATTAAAATAAAACATTTACCCGATTTATTTTCTATTTTATAATCCTCAGTTAAATTATCAACTGGATATAAAAAGAGATACTCTACAATATCTCTAAAATTAAATCCAAATCTATATAATAATAATTCAATATCATTTTTATTATCCTTCTTTAAATAATTATATGTTAATGAATAATATTCTATTCCATTAAATATATATTTTCCATTTAATACATCGATTGGTACTATAAAATTTAATTTTTTAATCCAACTTACTTTATCTTCTGGGTTCCCAATTATATTCAGTATTATTGATATTTTATCTACAATAATTTCATCAATTAAACATCTTATTATTTCTTTTGTTTTGTTTTTATAACTTGTATAATAATTTCCCACATATATTTGTGTATCATTATCTATAATTGAAGAATAATCAGTATGTATATAATACCTTTCATGATCTTCTGGTTCTAAAATTAATAATTTATTATCTGTCAATATTAGAATTATCATAGGATAAATAAAATCTGTATTTAACCATCTATAATTAAATGCTTGTATCTCTTCTTCATTTTTTATGAAGTTTTTTATAGTATTTTTTATAGTATTTATACTATTTATATAAATATCTTTTAAATGTTGATCAATATTATCATTATTTATATTTATTTTATATTTAAAGTATAATTTTATTAAAGGAATTATTCCATATATATTTAAATCAATTATACTATTTGTATATCTAATTAAATTATGATCGTCAAGTCCAAAATGTTCGGATGGTTTCGAAGGATGGCCTATCATAATAAAAATTAAATAATTAAATTTTATATTATATTTTATTTGTATATTAGATACTTTCTCTGTATTAAAATCCCTTATTTTTTTCATACTCATACTAATTATTTCATTAAAATTAAAAATATATAATAATGGATCTATATGAATACGATTAAAAAAATAATATTGACTATCATAATATGTATAATCACCTTGAAATTGATTCCATTCTTCTTTTTCTATTTTCTTTTTTGGTATACATACTTGTAATTTTTGGAATTCCTTCCAATGAATAATATATTCTATCTCATTAGGTTCACAATATAATTCATATAAAAATATTAAATATAAAATATATATTTCAGCGAAAGTACTAAAATAAATTTCTGCTTGACTATATGGATAATCGGGATTAATAACTTGTTTCATAATTTCATAAAAATTATTTGGTGTTGTTAAAATATATGTAATTATGTCATTAAATAAACTTTTAATTGTAGTACTAATTTCTATAAAATCAACCTCTTTTTTATTACGAATATTAAATATAATTAAATTATAGTATTTATAAAATGATTCAAAAATATTATTACTTTTAATTTTAATTACTATATCTTTTTTAGTTAATGTACCTTCTATTTTAAAATTTAATAATTTATCAATTAATAATTTATCTGGATTTAATAAAAATGTTTTAGATGGATAAAACTCAGTAATTTCATCTAATAATTCATTATCTATTATTAATCTATTAATATAATTATTATTATATAAATTATCTTTACTATAAAGAACAGTTTCTTTTGGTAAATATTGAGTATCATTTGATAAACAAAATAAATATATCATTTTATAATGAAATTCAATAAATGCTGAAATAACTTCATTTACATTTTGTCCATTATTAAATGCATTTAATATTTTCATATTAATTGCTAAATTATAATAACTATAAAATGTACATGAGCCAGATTGTTGTATATTATTATATAATCCATTAATATTATTATATTCAATTATAAATGAATTATTTAATTTATATTTTATTGTTGGTATTATTTTTAATATTTCTAATTCTATATTTATATTATCTATAAAAATATCAAAATCTCTTTTTGGATTTTGTAAAATTTTAAAATTTGTATCATAAATTAATGAATTATATTTATTATAACAATTATTAATTAAATTATTTATAGTAAATTCTGGTTTTATAATATCTTTTATACATTCTAAATATGATTCATTATCATTATTATAAAGTAAATGATTAATTGTACATTCTTTTATAAAAGAATCTTTATTTTTACAAATTAAATTTAATAAGGCATAGCATAAATTTTGTTCTTTATGTTCTTTTGTATCTTTTTCTGTAATAAATTTTATAATTATATCATATTGTTCCTTAAATATTATATTATCTATTTTTGGTTGTAATATTTCCCATATAACTGCAATTTTTGTTTTTCCTAGTAAACTTTCAGTATCATAACTATTTATATCTTTAACTGCATTTATTATTTCCATTATATATGTTCCTAAATTTGTCCATAAAGGAACATCTGTAATATAAAAAATTTTACATGCAGTTGTATTATTAAATAATGATTGATTATTAATACCTAATCCAGAGTTTGAATAATATATATATTTTCTACTATTATATTCAAATTTATATAATATAGTAGAATGACCTGATATACCAATATCTAATATATTTGATGGAATTAATGAAAATAATGTATCTAATTTTAATATATCTCTTAAATATGTTCGTTTATCAGATGTAGAACCAATAGTGTTATTTATTTCATGATCAAATAAATAATAAATTGGAAATTTTACAGATGTAATAGTTTCATTAGATTCATTATTTTTTAATTTCTCAAATGCTTTATTCATTAGATCTATTTTATCCAATGAATCATAGAAAGTATTTACCGAAGTTTTTATTCTTTCAATATCCATAATATATATATATATATATATATTTTATTTTTTATTTACCTTAAAAATTTTATCCCTTAGTTAAGAGCGACGCGTAGCCCAAAGGAAGTATATGGCTTTACCAAAACAACAATCTTTATTATCTAAATTATTATATGGAAGTAAAAATTATAGATCCTACTAATCAAACAGATATAGATTTTATTAAGAATAACCCTCAATTTAAACAGGATTTTGAAGATCTTGCTAGTTGGTACAGAGAAAATAAAAAAAAATCTTTTGAAGAAATATTAAATCCACCTACAGAATGGGGTATTGTATCATTCATATTTGGTGTAGGCATTCTTAATTCTAGAATAGTTTCATATGCATTTGGATTCCAAGATAAATATGGATTAGGAATATCTGGAGTATACTCATCAGTAAGAAATATTGGTGGTTGTAAAAATGTTGTTGGAAAAATATTTGATCATTATTGGGATAAAGAAAAATTACAATTTATTAATGATTTATCTTTCTCATTTAATGTAGTTCAAGATAATATATCCGCTATAAAATGTTATACTAAATTTGGCTGTATGCCTGATCCTAATTGGAGTGGATTAACTAAAAATGAAGAAGGTATTAAGGTTCCTGCTTATAGAATGATATTAACTAAGGAATTATATGCAGAAAAATATCTATTACCGGAAGCAGAAAGAAAATTAGCTGCAAGACAAAAATATATTTAAAATATTTTATATTACAATTTATTAACCTAAATAGATTAATAAATTATTTAAATAAAAATTCACCCCTTTAGTTGAGAGCCGACGGCGTAGCCCAAAGGACGTATATGGCTTTGCCGAAACAACAACATAAAATGATATGTTAATATCATTTTATATGAAAAATTAGCTGCAAGGTGAAACATCAAACAAAAGTATTTTTCATTAAAAATAAAATATAAATTAATCATTAATATTTTTATATGTATCTTTTATTAATTTCCAATAATCTGGATTATAATTTTCTATTAATTCAAGATTTAAATTAATAACATGATTAAAATATTTATTAAATCCTCCTTCTAATAATTTAATATTCTTCTCCGGAAAATCTTTTTTTAATCTTTTAACTACACCAGCCCCTCTAATTTGTGAATACATACAATGAACAATAATATTATCGTTTTTTTCAACAAATGGTTTTATTTTTTCTTCATATTTATGTGATTCTAAATTTATTGCACCAGGAATATTTCCCCCTTTAAAATCTACTCCTCGAACATCTATAATTTTATAATCTTTGTAAATATTATTATTTATTAAATTAGTAATAGATATACTCATTTTTATTATAATAATTTATATTATTATAATAACTTAATAAAATTTCAATTTTTAAAAATCAATACCATATAATCTACCAGTTTTATCTATCATAAAATTAGCATCATGTGCATCACTTAATCCACCTCTATTAATTATACCTAATTCTTCTAACCTTTTTCTAAATTCATCTATTTTTTCACTTAATATCTTTATTTTTTCTGCATTCATATCTGGCTTATTTTTTATATCTCTTACAGTTTCACCATCAATATAATCCATTATAATAACTCCTAATTTAATACTTTCTGATAAATCACAAAAATAATATCCATGTATTTTAGGACCCAATTCTAATTCTCCTGCTCTTTTATATCTTTCATAACTTTTACAAAATGTTTCATATGAAGTTCCAGCACCTCCGAATTTTAATGGTTTACTCCATGCACCTTGTAATGGTAGTTTATTAATTATATGATATACTTTATAAGCACAATCATTTTTTTTATATACTGTTCCTTCTTGTCCCATTCCTATTTTAACCATACTTGAAAAATCACATATTTTTTCGAATCCTGGTTCTATTTCATTACCACCTTTTAAAGATATATACTTTTGTTTGATGCTTTCACCTTGCACAAAATCATTTTGCTCTTTTAGATCAAAATACTTTTGTTTGATGCTGTCACCTTGCACAAAATTATTTTGCTCTTTTAGATCAAAATACTTTTGTTTGATGCTGTCACCTTGCACAAAATTA